TTCGTCAAATATGGCTGACATTTATCTTTCCCATAAAAAAGCCCCAGTTAAGGGGCTTCGGTGCTTAGTTGTGATTGAGGTGTTACTTGATTTCTGGTGGATCTTCTTCATCTGATAGAACCAAAGGAATAACCGCTGGTGTGAGTGGCGTGAGGACAGAGGGTTTTAACGGGTTTGGCTTCGGTGGCCTTAATACGAGCATCCCGCCTACGCCTGTTGATGCGCCCTCAAAGATTGAATTGATCAATGGAATGCGCTTAATAACTTCCTCTATTCGACCAACAGCCTGCGCGCTCGGCCCCCTGCCTAATGCAGTGCCGCGTTTTGGTTCTCTCAATTTCGACACCTTAACCATGTCAGTCAAGAATCCTATTTCTTCCTTACTGAATAGAATCTTCAATTTATCAGCGCCGATTTTATCCAGTGCTTTGGTTAAGTTCGCGCGTGACAGTGCCAGCTCTCCACCAACCTCATTAAATGCGGTGTCTCGGATTCTTTCCATAGCTTCAGCACGAACATCATTCCATGCCTCAAGCCCCGAACCATCAGAGTCAATCAATAGGAAGTCACGCAACTGTTTAACGTCTGCGCTGCGTACTGATCGGTTTAAAACGGCTTCATCAAGGAATCTATCGGGGTTGACTTTGTTTTCTAGAATATCCCGCACGATGTTCTTATTGCGGTTATCAAACTTATTAACCTTTGCTCGGCTTAACTCGCTTTCAAATTTAGCTTTTGCTGATCTCGCGCCTAAGAATACATCTTCACCAACAGCGCCCGCAACGTCATCATCTAGCGCATCTTTCAATACCTTTAGCTTGCCCCTGCCAAATGGGGTTAACGACTGGTAAAGGGCATTTAGATCAATCCTGATCTGTTCTGCTGTGGTCGCGTCAACTTTGCCGATTATCTTAAAACTTCTACTACTAGGATCTAATACACCATGGCTGCGTAATATATCCCTTGCTGCACTTGCTAATCCGCCACTGGCGGCATCAGATCCCGCTATACCGCGAATTGCAGCGCCTAACTGGTCAGGCTTGACTATCTTTTCGCCTGACGCTAATTCGCGCGCCTGTTTATATGCGCCTGTAATGGCTGCGTCTAGATCAATAGACCGATCAGCAATGAAATCAAAGGCTGTGCTGGTTGATTGGTTAGCAGATCCACCCGTTAGAGTGATGGCATTCTCGAAGCCTTGAGCTAGTGCCTGCTCCTGCCCCTCTATCGCCCGCCTAACGCGACCTGAAGTCTTGAATAGCTCTTGCTGTGATTGGAAGTCGGAAGCCTCACCAGTGACTTGAGCGCGTGTCGGGACTAAGCCTTTACTCTCAAGGAATTCTTGCCGCACAACACTGGCGGCATCATCGATATCACCGATGTCTATTAATCGCTTAGCTTCAACTGTTATATCGTTAAGGCTCAGCCCTGATACGGATAATGCCTCGATAAATTCTTTGGATGGCTCGCCTGCCGCGTTCAATACTGGGCTAGTCGCTGGCCTGCCTAGCGCCCTACGTATAAGCCGACCGCCAAGGCGACCAATAACAGGCAAAGCCACCTCCAGAGCACCCGCTGCAACGCCGCCCACACCTGCTGAGCTATATGTTTCACCTGTATTGCCTCCTTTTCCTTTAGTGATGAGGCCGCCTTCGACCGCACCTAACGCGCTGGCCGCAACAACCCTACCAGGGATAGTGGCTGCGTTTGCCGCTAATGTCCCGGGCAGTAGAAATGGGGCCGCCTCACCTATAACCTCACCCCCAATTGTAGAGATTGGGTTCTCATCTTTCAATGCATTAATTGACTGAGTAACGCCAGGGTCTTCAGGGTCAGCAATACCAAGCCCGCGCATGATGGTAGTTAACCCACGACCAGCGCCGATTAGAAACGACTCACCAGGGCTAGTGTCTTCAGCTAGTTTCTTGAACGCTTCAGCCTGTGCAGCCTGCTGATCTTCTGATTGTGGTGGGTCAACCGTAAACCCTTCGGGCACAGAAACAGTGGGAGGGTCAAGCTGGAATCCTTCCGGTATTAACTGGAAACCCATTGGCCGCCCCTATAGATAATCTTCTCACCTGTTGTCGGGTTGGTTGCTGTCGCGCCCTCAGGTATTTCTTGAGGCTGCTCGTCTGGTTGAGCTTGTTGCTTAACTTTATTACGCCGCATTGAGTCCTCAAATATACGCTGAACCTTTATCAATTCATTTTCTGCAAGCTCTGAGCTAATTAATGGATTAGCTAAGACGGTTGCTGATTTCTCAAGCGTCTTCTGCTCGTTGTCTGATATGGTTCCTGATCCCTTGAGTTTCTGTCTTGATTCAAGAGATAATAATGCTCTGATCTGGTCTACGTTGGCAATCGCATCAATAGACTCCTGCGACCTCAGCATTTCTGGCGTAATGGTAACCGCCTTACCAAAAGCACTTTCAAATACATTGCCTTCTAGTAATGCCCCGATCTGGTTAACTACGTTACTCGCCTCATTAAACCGGATCTGTTTTACTTCGTTGGCGTCGTTCTTGTCTTCTGCATTTTTCAGTTTAGTCTCATCGATCTTGACTAGTTTCAGCTTGTTGTTTTGCTGGAGTTCTCTAAGCCGCTCTTGAGACATCTCAAGCGACACTTTTGCTTGCGGTGTGTTCTGCTGCTCTGCCACGGTAGCTTTTGCGCGGCCTTCGATGAGTTGCATCTTTTGAGACATTTCTTCTTCAGAGAATAGTTTGCTTGCACGAGGGTCGGCTTTAACTTCGCCTGTTTCTATATTCCTTTGGGCAATAATATTGCCATCACCATCAGCTATTGCCTCAAATCCTGCTGTATTGGGTGCGTTCTGTTTCAGCCATTCGCTAGCCTCGCCCCTGAATGCCTCAGACTTACCAATGAGCTTATCAATGTTAAGCCCTAGCTGATCAAGGGTATCTGCGTTCAGCGCCTGGATGAACTCTGAGCCATCGCGCCCACCTTCCATTTCTGACCGGCCGAATTGAGCCAATGCGGTGCGCTTCTGGACCGGGTCTTTCATGTTCTTGATTTGAGTTAAGCGAATGCTCATCGCACCAAGCCGCTTCTCTTCTGCGCCTGCCGCTGCGACCTGTTCAGCCTGCTGTGTGGTAAATGCTTGCTGTGAAGCCAGTCGACCATCGGCACGATTCTGCCTGACGTCCTGTAGATCACTCTGATGATTGCGGTCAAGCTCCTTACCCATTAACTGAGAGGCAAGGGATATAGCGAATCGGTTACTAGCAACGCCACCATTCTGAGGGAACTGAACACCGAAGTCAGCACCTGAGAGTATATTAGCCATCTAAACGCTCCATCAATCCTGAGTAGTTAACAACATCAAACCCGCCGTATTCAGAGACTAAATCGGGGAAGTGCTCCTTGATCTGGGTAGACATAAATCCCATAGTCCGGCAATTACCGACGATGGTTTTCTTGGCCTCGTCAATCCAATCCCATGTGACTAAATCCAAAGGCCCGATCTTGCCCTTGAGCTGGACGTTCTTTTTAAGTCGTGGATCACTGAACGCAGTGAACGCACCACCAATAGCAGCGCCGAATAGATCCGTCTTGTTCTGGTTTTTGGCTTGAGATTTCTGCAATTGAAATGCCTTTTCGCCAAGTAATCCACCAGCTTCAGCTTCAGCAGAGCTAGTAATACCTGTTGCATTCGACTGACCGATACCGCCAAGCAATGCCGCGATCAGTTGATTCAATCCAATCTCTTGACCTTGAGCCTGAAAGCCCATATCGGCAAGTCCAGCTTGTCTGCCGTATAGCTGATTCTCTAACTGGAAGGCTAAGTCTGTCGGGAGGGCCGCTGCTGCTTCCATAGCCGTGCCTGAACGAGTTAAACCACCCGCTGCAAGCTGTCCCTGTAAACCGCGCTGACGCTCATCAACAAGCGCGCCGAATTGATCACCTCCCATAATTGCGTTAAGTCGATCATTGAAGCCCATTGCGGTAGAGCCTTGCTGGACGCCCTGCAATCCCTCTAAACCCGCCTCGTTGAACGGGTTATTACCGCCCATCATCTGCTGAAGTTGCGCTATGGCCTCTCGAAGACCAGCTATCTCGGCATCGGCTCCGGCAGTCGCAGCAGTCGATTGCAATGTTCCTGCCTGCTCGAATACGTTTTGCTTTGGCGCGCCTGGTGCAATGCCTGCGGGAGTGCTTGCATTAGCTAGCATCCACGGGGGCAGCGAGGAATCGATTTGCCGCCCGTTAAAGCGGTTGCGTTGTTCTTCGGGCATTATTTATTCCTCATGCTATTACAGCGCGATCCTGAGACCTGCGCCAATTTGTGCCATCTGAAAAGGCTGATGTGTATCCACCTGTTTCATCTGAGACCATTATTAGGCATCCCCTGCATTTAGTTGCATCGGGTACTGTGGCAACCGTGAACTCACCTTGTTTACCTGAGTTGATCGCTAGTTCAATTGATTCCAGCAATGACTGAATCTGTGGTACAAACTTGTCGCCTTCGATGACCTTCTGTCCAATGACAGGGATATCAACTATCGGGTTATTGCTCATCGTGTCTCGATGTATAACTTAGTGCCGGAGAAGTTCACGTCCTCACCAGTCTGGAGTCTGTAGCCCATAAACCTATCGTATATGCCAAGCCCGCCAGGGTAGTTCCAATCCAGCTCAACACCGTAATTTCCTATAGCTCCGGTACTCGCTGAGACATAAGGCCCATAAAGAACATTGTCGTCGGACATAGCTAAGTAAACAGAACCAATAGAGGCGTTGTAACCCTGGCTCATGTGGTACTGGAGAGACTGAGCATTGAAGCTCGCGCCCTGCTCTATACCGCCATCGATCACGCGGACAAAGGCATTACCGGCGTCCTTATTTGAATCATCTAAAATGCTGAGGTTACCCGCGAAGAATGAATAGTAATTCAATCCAAACTCCTGAATGTAACCAGCCTGCCACGGTACATTAGCACCACCAATTAAGGTATCAAGCCCATGCCAGTTGCCTTTGTAGAATCCAAACGCATGATTAGCCAAAGTAAAGTAAACAATGTCATCACCGCGCCACACATACCGACCTACCACCACTTCGGATAGCTGGGTTTCAGTGTAGGTTTCCAATATCGCGTCAATCGCATCATTCGATACTTTCGGAGCACCACCGGCAATCTGCGCGAAAATGGCCGGTACTTGGCCCTTCTTCTTGCCGATAAATAATACCGCTGCCGTTCCTGTTCCATCGTCCTGAGTCTCGACAACACCACCAATGATTCCAGCATCGATACGCCCTGTCTGTGGCTGGTAGGGTACTGGGTCTAATCCTCGGTCAAGGAAGCTCTGTATTGATCGATCGCCGCCGATATAGAGAATGTTATTAAGCTGGAATACTTCGCTGTTGTTGTCTGGTAATTGCTCAGCGTCAAAGAATGAACTGGTCTGAACCGTACCCGCTGCGCCTACGTCCGAGAAGAAAGCAGGATCTCCGTCACTTGGGATATAGATAAACCGGCCATTCATGTGAGTGACTGAATTGCACGGTACGAAATTGGTGTTACCTGATATATCAACGAGCGTATCGGACTTATCAAGTGTGTACTGAGCACCGCCCTTAACAACGATGGCTACCGTGTTAAATCCGTTGGCCGTCCTGATGTCTGCTGTGCCGGTGATGGTTCCTATCGTAGTGAACGCACCCGTTAGAACATTAGTGATCTTAATCAGTGACTGTGAAGCGACCGCATATAGCCCGCCATTCCACTCAAATGAACCCCGAGCAACGAGTCCGGTTGTGCCGTTTAACGTCGAGCCTGGGCGCTGAATGATCCTGCCGTTGTCGTTCCAGCAATTGCGTAATGCTTTGCGGGTATACGGCAGTTGTGCAGTGCCTTCAAGACCTAAAGGGAAGGCTATTTCAGCCAATTGAATCACCTTTCTGGAAATAAACATCGTCGTAGATGTAAGTCCCGCCATTACCTTGTCCTTTCGGTAGTGTCTCGCGTACTACCTGTCGGGGAATGGTGGTTACTTTGTACTTTCGTTTGATCATCGCTGCACCTTTGGCCGCGTTGATCCTTAATTCTGGTGATATCTGCGAACCTGGATGAGAAGGTTGCAGTAATAACGCTAGATTACTGGTTATATGGTTTGTAATCCCCTGTGGCTCTGACAGTTCATCGCCAATAGCCAGTAAAGGAACCGCGCCGGTATCAATGTCGTCATCTTGCAGTGATGATATGTATGAATTCAGCTTATTCCTGCCGTTCTCTAAAGATACGGGATTAGCGGGCTTCATCACAGTATGCGCGCCTATCTCTTGCAGTGCCGTTGTTACGATGTATGTGCCTGTGGACATTACTTAGCCGCCTTTTTCTTGACTACTTTCTTAACTACCTTTGGAATATCACGCTTCCACCCATTTAACTCGGCGTAATCAATGCTTTCTTGCCGGTCGCTGGTTTCAATCGCGTTGCCGCTTGGGCGTATCCATTTGATAATCATATTGACTCCTAAAGTGGGGGCGAGTTACCCCGCCCCCGATAGGTTAACGAACTACTATGCTACGCCGTAGCCGTGTCCACCCATGAACGGGTTGAGACAACCAAAGGCAGGATGCAAGTCGAAACGAACAGTCTGCTTGTTAGCAGCGCCATCCGAAAACTTAGAGCATCGCAGTTGAAGACCATCGGCTGTGGTAGCCAAGGTATCAGTGCTGTGCAGCTTCTTGATCGGCACAGATGCAATGGTAAGCGCATCGGGATGCCAGAACAGGTTGGGCTGGTGAGTCGCTGAAGCCGCACCAAGCAACGTAACAACGTCACTGGTAGTCGGTGAAGAAGCAACAGTGTTATAAGCACCAGCAGCCTCGAAGATTGCAGGACCAGTAACAACGATGTTACCCGCACCTGAACCATTCAGCGTGACATCAGCAACAACAGTACCAACGTAAACCACGTTAGCGCCTGAAGCATCGATGATTGGCTCACGAGTATTCAGGTTCAGACGGTTACGCCCTGTCACCTGTAACTGCTCACCCGCTTTAACCACAAGGTTGGCTTGAAACGCTGTAACAGGAAACGATTGTGTCATCGTGTCCTTAGCGGTCAAGTACGTAACGTCCGGCGCACCTGTCAATGTACCGGCACGATCAGCACCAGCAGAAGATGTATAGGTAGACAGAGTTGTAGCTGTCTTAACGTCGAACCCAGCAAAGTTACTGGCAACAGTCGCACGAGAGTTGGCTGAACCGGCTTCAGGGTTTACACCCAAAGAACGCTGCTCAGTCGCAAGCGCTACCTGGCTGTAGGGGTTAAGGAAATAACACCATGCCTTCGAGTCATCGATACCGCTAGCCTTCATCAGCGCACCAGCACCAGCAACCTCTGCCCATGAGTCAACACCTTGACCTGGCGCACCATAGTTCAAGCCGAGATTCTTCATTGCAAACGCTGCAAAGTTAGTCTCCAGTTTGGTTACGATACGATTGCCGATTGACTGCCACATCTCGGACTTGTCGCCCATCTTCAGTGCTTCGTCAACCTCATCATAGTCAACCGCGACAGTGATGTAGTTCTGCACAGTCGCAGATGCTTTACCGTTGATAATGTCTGAACGAGTAGTCGAGATATCGCCGTCAGCAGTTTCCTGTGCCGTGTAGTCAGTCGGGCGCTTAACGTCGATCACCGTACCGGAGTCGGGATTGAACTTACCCGCAAACAGTTGAGTGTTGACGTTCTTGGATAGAACTCGACTGGATTGGAAAGGCGCGAGGGTCTTCTTCATTACCTCGCGTGTAAAATTGCTTTCAAAATTGTTAGCCATGATTTAAATACCTATGAGAATGTAACACCCTCCAGACCGGCGTTATTGCTTGATATGCCTCTGCCTGGATCGACCTGTGTTTCTGGATCGAGGGTTATTTTAGAAGCTGGCTTGAGGCTCGAATGAATCTCAAATGTCAGCGCGTCAGCGAAGGCTTTGGATGGGTTTGATTTGGCTAGTGCCGCGATCTGTGCAGTTTTACCGGGGTTAGCGCCCATCGATGCAAGTATGCGATGTGCGTTTTCCGTGCTTGAGATCAATACCTGTGCGAAGTCGTCGCCAATGATATCAACCGCATTTCCCTCTAGTTCGTCGTAGTTCGTCACCTTCAAGGTATCTGCCCGTGCGTAGTGCGCTCGGTTGATCTCGTCGGTGGCTAACGCCTGACTTTCCTGAGTCGTATTCTGTGCAGTCTGCTGTACTATCTTCAGCGCTTCACCTGCGGCAATCCGTGAAATCTCGGACTGGTTCCATGCCCGCTGTGCCGCCTTGAACTCAATATCAGACCCATCGAAAGTGTCCTCATCTGGCTCAACGATTGTTTCTGCTTGTTGGTCACGGAGCTGGTACAGTTTTACCTGTTCCTTTAGTGCCTCCACTTCCGCTGTAGCGTCTGCAATCTCGGCGTTCTTGCCTTTGATGCGCTTATCAAACCTGCTTAACCTTCTAGCTGGCGGCTTCCCAGCTTCCTCAACCTTGATCTCAATGGGTGCGTCTTCTTCAGCTTCCAGAGTTACCGCTTCCACTTCAGTTTCAGTGTCCTCTGCATCCGCTTCCATCACGGTTGCACTGGTTACACCTACTTCATCAGCTTCAATGATAAATCCGTCAGCGTGAACTTCCGCTGGCCCTGTGGTGATCTCTGTCTCGGTTTCTATCGCCTGATCTTCTTGCTTCATTTTTGCCTCATTAGCTCTGAGTAGTTGTCATCGGAGTACGTCCGGTGGCGTATTCTGGAAGTCATGCCTGACTGCCGGGAATTCTGTTTATTGCCTATCTATTCGGTATTGGCGTGTTCTGTGCAAAGCGCCTAAATACTTGCGCTGCTTGATTAGCCTGAAGCCTCTCGTTGATATCAACAACGACCTCGGCTGTTTTGGCCTTGGTTAACTGAGTATCAGCCTGAGTTTCCATAGCTTCTGCCATCGTCTTAGCACTGACAGCTTGCTGGCCTTGCGTCTTCGCGTTCAGGTTCGCGGCCTCGGCTATCTGCTGTTGTGCTGCCGCTGCAAGTAGATCCTCATTCGGGTCTTTCTGCTGCTGTGCCTGCTCAAGCATTTCTTTCTCGTCGTCTGTCTCAGCATCCACCAATCCAGACTTGATCATGTTCATCCGGTTCAGCTTCTTCAGAGGCTCAAGACCTGTGCCAGTGATGTTGTTAATCCACATCGATATAGCCGGGCCTTGCAAGGGATCACCTTCGGGCAGCTTCTCGATCAGTCGCTCAATACTCTCAACCGTGGCTTCCTGCTGTGTCTCGTAAGACTGACCGACATCAACCGTAGTGCTGAACCTTCCGCGTGATAGATCATTGATGTTGATTGCGTTGCCGTTCTGCGTGTCCAGCGTGACCTGGTTAAGCTCGACTGTTCTCAATGTACCGTCAGCAGAGATAGCCTTCTTCATCATTGAGCGAGTGTAGATATCACCCGCCTTTGATCGGTAAACCCTGCCCACTTGGGCCATTGACTCGATGATGTTGTTCGTGATGAACTGAGTGTTTAAGTTATCACGTTGTATTAAAGCGTTGACTGCCTTACCCGATACATTAGGGTTCAGCGCGTCTTGATTGTCGCCAGTCTTCTGGAGTAGATGATTTGTTATTACACTAATTGCCGCCATTGCAGACTGATCAACCATTGGAGGATCGATTCTACCTACAGGGCTAGTAGCTAATACATTGCCGTTATCATCTAACGCTGGGTTGATGACCTGATACGCCTTATTGGTGTTATCGGCTAACTCGTTCTCGTGCCCTTCAACCTGATCATTCAAGTAGATATTGATACTGTCAGCACTAGCAGCAGAGGTTTCAGCTAACTTGCTAATCATGGTATTCAATGCCCTGTTACCATCCATCAGCTTACGAACCAACCCCCAGCAATGCTCCTTGCCGTTAATGAATACGCGGTAGGCATAGAAAGGAATGATCGGTAAGAACTTACCCGCGATACGCTTAGGTGTTTGGATGAACTCTTGACCTGTGAAGATAGACTTCTTAACGATCTGCCGCTTGATCTCGCGCTCTCGGACAAACTCCCAGCCTGTAGCCTCAAGCTCACCCTTTACGGTCTCTAGCTCATCCATCGGATAAGCCCTGATCTGGTTTAGTTGGACGTTCTGCCAAACAGAAACATCTTCCTTAATCTTGTGGATCTCATACCGCTCAGCCACATAGATCGACTCAACGGTGTACCAATCCAGTGAACTCTGATAATCAGTAGACGGAGTGAAGGCGCTCGACTCAGTGAGATTGGGGTACTTGTCTTTGAATGCTTTAGGCGTGAAGCCTGTTAATACTGTGACCCACCTTGCATCGGACTTGTTCGCTTCCTTAGCATTGGCATCGAACATAACGTGATCGTGCGCGGAATGGACTGTCTTCCAGATGATTTCCTGGTTGTCGTTCTCAGGGTCTTCCTCGTCAATGAACTTCTCGGATAATTGGATAGCACCCATACCACAAGCAGCCGCCTCGAACATTGCGTTATCCTGTGCTGGCTTGCCACCGTTCTCCCTGAAGTCGCCGCGATACACGCCCGTTAACAACTCAGCATCATCGTCGGTCGTCTTCATGTCGTCGGGTTCGTAGATAACACCCGCCCGGTTCTTAGTCTGCTCACCAACATAAGTAAACAAACGCTCTGATGTCATGTCGAACTCAAGCCTTGCTCTTGTACTGTCCTCACCGTGGGTCTTCTCAAGGTATTCTTCCCACATTCCACCCGTCACACCAATGAAGCGGATATCCTTATTCATATCCTTGATCTGCTTCTCGTTCACCTGATAGTCTTCACTGACATCTTGCATGAACTGGTCAAGGCTTTGCTTTTCGGCTTCTGTCATATCCATCAGAAATAACCTTTAGCCTTGGGGATCACGGTTTGTTTGTGGTCTTTGATTCGTTTCGTCATACTCGGGAATAGCTCCGTAATTGCCCATACAAGCGCATCTACTCTGTCA